GTTGGGATTTTGCTTCGAGTGGAGATTGTTCAAACTTCAATCGATGAAACTCACTTTGAACTCGAGCATCAAACTTTCCTTTGCCATTGTTGATAAATCCATTGGCAAGGCTTTGTAGAACAGGAACCCCATAACTACATGCTAATTCACACATACCTATTGATTTCCTATAAACTAGCATCTCTTTACTTGATTGTATTCTATGGGGAGTAACCAACATACGGCTCAGTACCCTTACAGGGTTCCTGACCATACGCCAATTTCCATTCACTTCCACTGGTCTACATTGGCAGAATTCTAGGTGTTCAAAATGCCTGACAATTTGTTTGGCATCGAACTTAGTCTCCATACCTAGTTTTGCAAAGAATTGGGTTACTGGAAGTAGTCTGTTTACATCTGCTGCTTCAACTATCACTACAACGTCGTCACCATCACAATACACCGTACCCAATACACCACTATCTCTCAGCCAGGCCTTCGCAAAGCTGTACGACAGTATTGAGTTACCTAATCCGGTATTCATATCTCCAGACATCCTAGTACCAATGGTTTTATACTTGGTTCCGTGTCTTGTTATACCAAAATTTACCAATTGCCAATTTAGGATTTGTCTCAGGAGATTGGAATTTCGATAGAATTTCCTATAATACCGGTGTTCCTCCTTCAATACCTTAACTCCAACGTGAGCATCAAATTTGCTATGATCAAGTAATATCCCACATGGCTCTGTGAATTGCTCCCATTTAGTTCGTAGGTCTTGTGCTCGCTGTCTATGGTTCCTTCCTTTTGCAATAACTCGAGTTGTGTATTCATCCTCGTAGTTATAAGTTGCATGTTCAATTGGTCCCAAAAACCGACCAAGGGTAAGACAATATCTTTTGTTTCGAAACTGTATACACCTTGGTGGCTTCCACGCTCCTACCTCGAACTTTTCGTCCTTTATGAACATCTTCACTCTGGCATCTCGATTGGTGAGAGCTTCAGTACGTAATGATTCCATCGCCGTCATGAACTGTTTCTTATGCATACCTGTATATCGGTCAATGAATTCTGAAACTCCCATCCTTCTTACTTCCTGTTCTTCTAATATCCTCTTGGCCATGTCATCGAGGATCCCTCTGCTAATCATCAACTCACGTTTTTGTATTGGTATTTGTACACATTGGTGTCTATTTTTAAGTGCTATTTCCTCATTATGTGTACAATCTGCATAGGTGTATATGAATGGTAGGTCTATAGTTTGTATATTGTACCCACCCACTTTGGTGACTCGTCTAGTTGTACAACAGACTTGTTCCTTAAACCTAATGCTACTGCCCTCTGCCACTAATTTGTTGGGGGCAACCTTATCCTTAAGACACACGGGTTGGAAACTGCTTACACCTCACTTTCTCTTAGTTAGACCGACGGGCTGCATGGTCATCTTCCCCCAGCTGAACCTC